AGAATACAAAAAAGAAGCCCCAGAAGATTTTGAAGAAACAGAAGAAGAAATCAAGCTACAGGCAGAGTTTAGAGAATTTACTGACCTACATGGTGTTAAACAATCCAAACTAACCAACGAACAACTCTATTGGCGCAGACGCAAGATTAGAGAAATGGAAAGCGATGGTGCTGATGGTATAGAACGGTTCAGACAAGAATACCCAATGAACTCCACAGAAGCGTTCCAATCATCAACAGGTGGCGGCATGATTCAGCCAGCCGATGTTATGAAGGCTCGGATGAACAAGGTTAGAGCCGTTGGTGATTTTGTTTTAGGGATTGACCCTTCGTTTGGTCGTGGCGATAGATTCTCAATAGCGGCAAGGCAAGGTCGGCGCATACCAGAAGTGCGGTCATGGCTCGGAACAGACGTTGCTACATTTGGACAAAGGCTTTCTAAGTGCATTGAAGCGATTGAACACTACAAACCAAGATATGTTTTTATTGATGCTGGTGGTGGTTCTGATTTATGTGATGCTCTACACGACAAAGGTTATTGGAATGTAATCCCAATCTCATTTGGTGGTACTGCTGATAATTCTACACGCTACTACAACAAGAGAAGCCTAAAGACGTAATTAAGAAAGAAATCGGAGTGTCCCCAGATGAAGGGGATGCTTGTGCTTTGACTTTTGCTCAACATTTTCCATCAAGATTCATGCACAACATAACGGTAAACTCAGGAGTTTAAAATGGCGATACCAAGAAATCAGTATTTGGATGATAACAACCCAGCGTTCAATAATCCGCCAGCAACCAACAATGCGCCAACCAACCAACCTACGCAATGGGGTTACGACAGGAAAGAAGCGGTATCGTTTGATGTTTGGCAGACAGAAATGGCTTTTGATCGACTAGATGGTCAACCAAGAAACACTGCCGCTAGAAACACACCAGACGCACAGTATTGGTACGACAACTATGTAAACCAGTGGAACTCTGGTGATGCGGTGAAGCGTCATGCCTTAGATCAACAACATGGATTCTTTGGTGGTAATTTGTTAGACCAAACCCCAGCAATACCAGAAACCAATGAAGCCCCGCCAGCGCAAATGTCACCACCGACACCACCACCGCCACAGCCTACGCCAGCACTTGACCCTCAGCCAGAAGATATATCCCCAGAGCCAGAGGAAGAAGATACGAACATTGGCTCTGACTTGACACCAGAAGATAATTCAACAACGGTTGATACAGAAAAAGACACAGAGCGTTCGCAAGACGAAGATACAAATGTCGATGATGATTCATTATTGACTGTTCGTGATGTAACGCCAGAAGATGAAGTAGTAGACCCCATCACTGGCACAAGATACTCAACACCAGAAGCCGCTAGACGCGCTGGTATAACTAATTGGGTCTGGGCTTCAGACTACACAGGATAAGAACAATGGAAGATCAAACATTACAAGCCAAGCGAGTTATTAAAATCTATGACAAACTCATGGCAAAGCGCAAAAACTGGGAAACATACTGGGAGTTTGCCGCACAATACGTCTTACCAAACCGAAGCGACTTCATTACGAGGAGAGCTAGTGGTGATATGACCCGCACAAACCAGATATTCGATGCTACTGCTACAAGGGCGGCACGATTACTGGCTACATCAATTCAGGGCGCTATCTTTACCGACAGATGGTTCTCTTTAAAGATGCGTAACGACACATCACAAAGCGATGCACTCAATGGTTGGCTTGAACAAGTCGAAGCAATCATGCTTGCCGCCTTTGAGGAATCAAACTTCCAAGTGCAAATAGGTCAAGCCCTTATGAGCATGGTCGTATTTGGAACGTCAGGACTAACGGTTGAAGGAAAGTCAGACGATGGTACGTTTCAAGGGCTAACATTCCGTGACCATGAGTTACGTTCTTTCGTATTTGATGAAGATGCTGATGGAATCCCTAACAGAATCTATCGCAAGATTGTTATGTCACCAGAGTCAGCAATACTCCGATACCGCAAAGATGAAGAAGTACCAGCTTCATTCATAAAGTATTGCGAAGATTTGATTAAACAGAACTCTGAAAACGAAATAGAGTTAGTTGAAGCAATAGAGCCAGCCGCATTACTCGGTGATGATACCGATACTGGCTTTAGCTCTATATTAGTACACCGCATGACTAACACAGTCATTAAAGAACAGGCGTATGAAGATTTAGATTTCATGGTGTCTCGATGGGATAAGATCACGGGCGATATGTATGGATGGTCGCCTACGCTTGGCGCACTACCAGACATTATTACTATCAATGAAGCAAAGCGTTTAGAGTTAGGCGCTTGGGAAAAGAACATTTTGCCGCCTAAGCAGATCGTTGTCGGCTCTATGTTTAGTGATGAAATAGATCGTTCCCCTAACGGCATTACAATGGTCAATAGACCAGATGCTATCACCAACATAGACGAGCCTTATGATTTTAGGGTCACGATTATGAAGGGTGACGAGATTAAAGAAGCCATTAAGTATGCTTTCCATGAGCAAGAACTAATACTACCAGACCGCAATCACGACACAGCAACCGAAGTAAGCATCCGATATGACTTGATGCAACGACTATTGGGCGCTACGTTTGGCAGAATCAAGTCTGAAATGCTACAAAAGTTAATCGCTAGTGTTTTCCGTATCATGCAAGATCAAGGCGCTTTCCCGCCTCCACAAGAAATTACAGGAAGTGGCAACCTCGATGTTGAGTATCAGTCTCCGCTTGCTAAGTCTCAAAGAGCCTCTGAAACTCAAGCGGTTGAAAGGCTTGTTAGTTTTGCTATGCAGTTAGCGCAAATAAATCCAGAGCTAGCAATGGCGATAGATTTTTACGAAGCGTTGAACATCTATTCTCAAGGTTTGGGCGCAAGGGCGTTAATACTTAAGGACAAAGAAACCTTTGATAAGGCTGTTCAAGAAATGCAGAAGGCGCAACAAGAAGCATTGCAACAAGAGCGCCAGCATGAACAACAACTAAAGGGTGAGCCGCAAAATGCCGCAACCGAAGAACAACTTTAACAAACCAGTCCATGACCCCATGAAGGGGTTGATTGGAAACCAGCAATTTGAGCAGTTGTTGGAAGGTCTAAAAGAAATGTACTTAATGAGCCAGCCACCAAGCCCTAATGGTGAAATGGCTTTGTATCAAGAGGGTGAGAGAGCCATGCTCATAAATTTAATAAATATATATAAGGAAATAAAACATGCTAAGTGAACAAAGACTAAAATCAGAGCAGTCGGAAGATCAGACAGCTACCGACAATGTTAGCCCTAACGAAGAAGTTTCAGTTAGTGACGATCATTGGAGTAAAGCCCTGCCAGAAGATTTAGCTGGACACGGTGACGTTAAAGGCTCTAAGTCATTGCAAGATTTCGTTGGTCGTTACATCGAACATCGCGGTGCATTATCTCGCTCTATCATGTTGCCAAACCCAGAAGCGGGTGAAGAAGAACTGGATAAGTTTTACGAGAAGCTAACTAAAGTGCCTCACGTTGCCAGACTTCCACAACCAGAAGATAAGGAAGGCTGGGGCGACTTGTATCGCAAGATGGGTGTTCCAGAGAAGCCAGAAGGGTATGAGATTGAAGATGAAAAACTAGCAGAGAAGCTACATGGTCTTAATCTCAACAAAACCCAAGCGGCTAGAGTTAAAGAGTTGTTCGATACCAGCATATCAGGACAGAAAGAATCCCGTGATGCCGAGTACGCTAAAGGGCAAGCGTCACTCAAAGATGAATGGGGTGATGCTTACGACCAAAGAATGATTGCCGCAACTAAGGTAATTAAAGATTTTGGTGGTGACGAGATTTTTAAGTTTCTGGCTGAGTCTGGTGAAGGCAACAATCCAGCAATGGCTAAAATGATGTACGGCATAGCTAAAGTCATGCACGGCAAAAAGATGCCTAGAGGTGACAACACTTCGGCACAGTACGGTCTTGATAAAGCAGAACTTCAAGCAAGAATAGACTCCATTCGTAGCAATAAAGCTGACGCTTATCACAACGCAACGCATCCTGACCACGATGCAAGAGTAGCTACAGTCGAAAAAATGTACGAAGATTTGATGAAATAAACAGTTGACAGCGCTAGCACTAACGCTATAATTGTTTTTAGGAACTAAACATTCCTCAAACTAAGTTAGTCCTAACGGGGTTTTCATACCCTTGTACCTCGTTAGGACTAGCGTCTTAGAGCAGATTCGCTTAACAGCCCTGCGGTCTAGCAGACCTAAAATGCAGGATTAGCCCATAATTTGATGGATTCCTAGCCGAAATAAAAACTAAACTTAAACTTTTTATTTTGCAATGGAGAAAACATCATGGCAATCACAGTACAAAATCATCACGTTGAACAATTTAAGGGCAACGTAACTCACCTAGCACAACAAATGCAATCTCGTTTGCGTGGCACAGTAACTACTGAAATGGTTACAGGCGCTCTGCATAACTTTGAGCGTATGGGTGCTACAGACGCAGTAGAGAAAACTTCTCGAAATGCCGCAACCCCTAACATTGAAGTGCCGCACGATAGACGACAGGTCGTATTGCGTGAATTTCAGTGGGCAAGCCTAATTGATCGTGGCGACCAAGTTAAAGTCTTAATTGACATTGCTGGTAAGTACGCTCAAAACGCTTCTGCCGCAATGGGTCGGTCTTGGGATGATTTAATCATTGCCGCCGCGCTAGGTGACGCTACATCGAAAGTGCCTTCTGGTACTGTTGGTGTAAACACACTATCAACCGTTGCTCTACCAGCATCACAGACCGTTGCAGTAGGCACTGGCGGTGACAGCACAATGAATATTGGCAAATTGCTTGCCACTAAAGAACAATTGCTTTCAGCCGACATTGACGAGTATCAAGAACAGATTACTTTTGTTCTAAACTCTAAGCAACTTCACGAACTCTTGAACGATACCAAGATCACTAGCGCAGACTACAATACTGTACGCGCACTGGTTTCTGGTAGCCTAGACGAGTTTATGGGCATGAAGTTTATTCGCTCTGAGCGCATCACTGATGATGCAACAAACTATTCGGCTATCGCTTATTGCACTAGCGGAATTGGTTTGGCTATCGGGCGCGATGTAACTGCCCGTGCAAGTGAGCGTGACGATCTGTCATACTCTAACCAAATCTACCTTGAGTATGTTGCGGAAGCGACTCGCATCGAGGAAGCTAAGGTAATGGAAATTCTTACAGTAATGTAAGCTCCACCAGCAAGCCCTCCGTAATGGGGGGCTTGCTTTTTAACTTGAGGTATCAGAATGGCTAAGGTTGATGTTGCAAACAAAGCGCTTTCCTATCTTGGCGAAGATACCATCATCAGTTTTAATGACGATAGCGAACAAGCTAGAGTTATAAATAAGCACTACGACCTTTGCCGCAACACTTTATTGCAAGGTCACAACTGGAATTTTGCGACTGTCAGAGCCTCTCTAACAGCCGTAAGCGGTCATACCGACCCAGTGTATCCCTACGCTTACGAAATCCCCGCAAACTGCCTTAAAATCATCAGAACAGACTCTTGTGATAAGAATTGGCGCAGATACCGCGATAAAATCTACAGCTTAGACAGCACATTCCCTTGCGAGTACATTGCATCCGACTCCGAGGATTATTTTTCCCCGTTATTTGAATCAGCGCTAGTCTTTTATCTTGCCTCTATTGTTTCTTTAACTGTGTCTGGCGACAGAGCTACACAGCAAGACGCAATGAAAATGTATGGTCAGGCTTTGCTGGGGGCTATTAGCGCTAACGATTTAGAGCAGGGCAAGAAAAGCCTCAATAACAATGATGGTGTTGCAATGCGCCGAGGTTTCCACAGCCTATCATCTAACTCCACTATCAGCAGTTAGGGCTAACATCACATGAAGATGAAGCCCATTCAAAAGAATTTCCGATCAGGCGAAGTTGACAAAAAGCTAAGGGCGCAAACTGGCTCTGAGGTTGTGTCGGCTAGTGTTTCCAATATGACAAATATGATTCCAGAGAATCATGGTGTTGCTGAAGGTCGTAATGGGATGGAAACAACTCCAATGGATGTATCTTGGCTTGGAGAGCTTGGCGAATACGGTCGAATTTTCACGTTTAATGTTTCACGCGAAGAAAGCTATCTGGTTGTAATATCACCAAGAGAAGAACCTGTTGGCGCAAACTGGGATATTGTCGGTGAATACGATGGAATTATCCCTAATAACCAAGCTAGATGCCAAATCACTGTTTATAATTTAGTAGGAACAACGCCTACGTCATCCCTTGAGACTTTCGAGGTTGACTATGAGCTGGTATTTGAATTAACTGAGGCGCTTTACAGTGTAGTGCCGTATCTGCCAGACGAAATTCAAGACATACACTTCATGCAAATAAAAGATCAAATGTTCTTTGTGCATGGTTCTCACCCGCCGATGAAGTTGATTCGTTATCGCAGAGACAGCGACAACGCTATTCGTTGGGCGTTCACTTATGTTATCACTTGGGGAGCTGAGTGGGGCGATGGTTATGTTGGAGGCGCACACCTTAGGTCTGTAAACGATGTTTCGGTCATCAAAGGATTTCCAAGAACTATCGCATACCACCAGCAACGGATAGTGTATGGCGGAATGATTGATCGACCCAGTACCCTTGTGTTTTCACGAGTTGATGACTTTTCCATGATTGATTCTGGGATAGTCCTATCGGCACAAAGAGATTATGAATCATACGCAACTACACGATTTAATGATTCGCAAGCCGTTACAAGAGTAGTAAAGGTATCTGGAAACATTGTAGACCCATCTTTGATTGTCGTTATCTTAGATGGAACAAAGCTAACTTATAACACTGATTATGAGGTGTATAACAATAAAATGCCGATTGCCGACTGGTCTGCATGGATGCAAGCCAACGAAATATCTTTGACTGCTTATTTTGAGTTTCAGGATTACTACGGAACAAGGTTTAACGCTCCACCACCAGATGAAACTTACATTTATTTCCCAACAGCCAAAGACTTAACAACTAGCGATTTGGAAATATACGCAACAAGACCAGATGACTCTGCGGTAGTCTTTGATTTAGCTTCAACAACTCAAGATACTATCCAGTGGTTAGCTAGTGGTCAGGCTTTGTTTATCGGTACTACAGGTGGCGAATGGGTTGCGGCAAACTCCGACTACATATCAGCCACACAACCACCAGTGATAACAAAAGAAAGTACCTACGGCTCTAGCCATGTACAGCCCATACAGATCGGTGACTCGCTTATTCACGTTACGGCAAGCGGTAGAGAGCTTAGGGCGCTTAGAAGCGACTATACAACCAACAGGGAGAAATGGGTTTCCGTTGAATTAAGTTGGATTGCTACTCACTTATTTAAGGATTACGCAATTAAAGAGATTTGCTACGCCCAGACCCCAGATAATGTTCTTTGGGTTTTAACTAATGATGGCAAGGTTTACTCCGCTGTATATGACCCATCAATGAATCAGCAGGCTGGCTGGTCAAGGGTTGAGGTTGAAGGAGAAGTCAGGAACATCGCCAGCATAGCTAATGCGCTTGAAGATAGGATGGCTTGGGCAATAAGAAGAACTACCGCATACTATGATGAAGGCATTTTAGACACGGTTGTTGAGACAAACACAACAATGGAGCTTTCAACCGATAGCGCTAACATGGATGCTTGGAGTTTCTACGAAGATTCGACCCCGCAAGAAACGATTGATCTAGCTCAAAATGTTGTACTAAGTTACGCCGCAGAAAGATATGCTACCGACTTTTCACAACAGGTTCGGGTTTGTATTATGGGCGATGGTGGAGTTGATTTTATAGGAACTTATGATGAACTTGTTGCGACAGGTCGTTTAACTGGCACTGTATACACTATGCAAACAGCCGCTAGATTTATTGAGACTGGCATACCATTCACTCAATCGTTATCCCTAACAGATTTCGACTACGGCTCTGATGGTTCGCTTTATGCCGAGAAGAAGAAGCACACTAAGGTTTGGTTGGACTTAATTGATTCACAACCCCCTATGGTAAACGGCAATAGACCATCCGACAGATCAGTTGCAACCCTAATGGGTAACATTGAAGCGCCTATTGATGGTAAGACTAAGGTGTACTCTGTGGGGTATGATGTAAATAGAGACATTGCAATATCGCAAGAATACCCGTTCAGACTAACTATTGCGGCAGTTTTTGGAGTTGAGAATGTCGGGAGCAAGTCATAATGGACTACGATCAAAAATTAGATGCGGTTGCAAAAGAAATAAACGAATCAGGTCAAGGCATCGACCTAGAGGCACAGCACTTCTTTGGTGAAGGCGTTTATGTTCGTGTTCTTTCTGTTCCAGCCAATCATGCTTTCGTTGGAAAGAAGCACAAAACAAACCATGTGTTTGCGCTAATTCAGGGAAAAATGGCAATCACTGACGAAAACGGCAAGCGAGCAATCTATAACGCACCATACTTTTTTGAGAGTAAGGCGGGTGCTAGGCGATCATTGTTAGCACTAACAGACTCAATCCTAATGAACGCTCATGCCACTGACACAAACAAAACTGTTGATGAAATAGAGGAAGCATTAACTGTTCCTTTGTCTAATCTAGTGGAGGCGCAATAATGGGATTCTTTGCATCAGCCGCCGTAGCAATCGGCACAAGCGTTGTTACGGGCGCTATACAGGGCAGTAGAAATAGGCGAATCTCAAGGGCATCAGAGCTTGCTGGTTACAGGCAAGACCTAGTTAATGCGCGTGGAAACTTTGCCATGACAGAGCAAAACGCTTTGTTGCGATCTGGCATAGCTGGATTTAACGCTGAACAGATACTAGAAATAGCTAGCATCAATGAAACCAATATCATTAAAGCCAGAGATAGAAATGTCGAGTTGATGGAGATTGAGAAGGCGGAGAATCTACGGCGGTTTATCAACCAAGAGGTTGAGCTTGCTGGGAACATCCGTTCAGGTTTTTCAACAACTGGTATTAGCGTTTCATCAGGGAGCGCAAAAGCAGTTAAGTTGACTGAAATGAATGAGGCTGAGATTGACAGAAGGTATCAAGACGATATCACAAGGCGGCAGATACTAGGCTATTTCTTAACCGAGACTGAACGTGCGGCATTTATTAAGCGCGAAGGTCAACTTGCGTCAGAAGCGGCAATAGCTAACGCAGAATTTGAGAATCAGGTGTTGTTAAATCAAGCACAAAATCAACTGAATAATGCTAACGCTAACAACCCTAATGGCACTGGCGGCGGCGGCGGCGGACGCGGACTCGGCTTCGGCAAACCACCAGCACTAAGAAGGTAAGAATGACTATTAAAATAAAAACCTTTGAAAACCAAAGCAATTCCTCTACCCAGAGGGCTATGCAAGCGCCTAACCAGATGCGAGTCACTGGTATTCGCCAGTTTTTTGAAGAACAATACATTGAGGATGAATCAGGGGCAGAAGCCGAGTCAAGAGAATTTAGGCGGTTAAGTAACAAGACCGACTACACTGGCATTGTAGCAACAGCGCTTGTTAATACTGCTGGCAATTATTTACAAGGCAAGATCAACGAAAGCAAGCAGAAGAAAGCTGACGCTGAAAAAGCCAGAACAGGCTCTCTCACACAAGAGGCGGTCAATCTGGCAAATCAAGGCATAGTATCAGCATCCGCTACAATTAACGCAACAGATTATGCAACTCAAGATGCAAACGGGAATCCTGTCTATAAGTTTGACGACCTATCAGGCTCGCTAAATGCGCCAGTCCAAGCCCAGCGAGATATGCTTGCACAACAGCTAGATAAAAACCCATACAAAGATGAAGCCTTACATGTCTTCGATCAAAGTGTGGCAAGAACTAAAAATGCGGCATTTGAAAACCTAACAACTGCGGCTGTAACGGAAACAGAGGAACACGTTGTAGATCAGTTTGTGTCGCAACTTAGCCAAGCAAGAAGTGAGCAAGAAATAAAAGATATTATGGCTAATGCGGAGGCTTTCAGTATTGGCGGACAAAAGGTTCTTTCTGGCGAGGAACTGTATGCTTTACAGAAAGAGGCTTACGGAATTTTTGAGGAAACAAAGATTAACCTAGCTCTGGATAGTTTCAGGGTTAGGTCTATCGGCGGTGAAAGCGGAGTCCCTATGAGCAAAAATATGTTCTACGCTGAGAAGTCTGCAATGCTCGATCTTCTTGCAGAATCTCAAAGGGCGGGACATGTGGATACCGCAACGGCTCAAACCATTCAAGGGAGCTTAGGAACAATAGATAACGCTTACTTGGCGTACAGGTCGTCTTGGCAAACAGAGAATTATATTAGGGATGGTATCAATAAGACTCTTGTGTTAGATCACACATCAGCCCAGAAATATCCAGAAGCCATTGTGACCCAGATGATTAAAGCCCAAGAAGAACCGACATCAACAGGGCTTTCTAAGCAACAACTGGAAACGGAATCTCAATTATTGCGAGAAGGTTTTGTTAATAACACGCCAGAATTTATAGCTGATAGAAATGTGTGGCTGGCTGGTAAATACAGCGATCAAGAATTAAGCGCATTAACCGAGTTAGCAAAAAGCAAACAGTATGTTGTTAGTCTGTTACCACGATACTCTGACGCTGATGTTTCTACGGCAAACTTAGTAACAGCAATTCAAAGCGAATACCAAGAAGCCCAGAAAGCAGAATACGATCAAGTTAAACAACTTGCCGCGATGATGACAATTCGCGCACCGTTTACACAAGACACAGAAGGCTTTGTAGCAAGAGGCGCTGACCCTGCAACGAAAGCACTTAGAGAAGCTAGGGTTAGTCAATTAAATGCGGCAATTTCAACAATGCTAAGTCTTGAGTCCGATTGGGCTAACGGCAATGGTCAATGGGAGCAAGGGGATTACCTTAAAGCCGTTATGCCTATCGTTGGTATTACTAGCCTAAATGATGATTTTATTGGACTCACTAAATACACGGACTTAAAGGGCAAAGAACACACCATACCTGACGTTAAGTCTTTGCAATCAACAAACTGGAACGCTGTTCAAGAGTTTTATGTTGACTGGAAGGCTGATTTAGGGGTAAGGGCGGCAAATGGCGAGTTTATCAATGACACAGAAGATTTCGTGTTGCTCAACGCGCAACTAGCAAAGCTACAGCAAAAAGCGTTCCAATATCACTCCACTCTTGGTGGCTATGTGAATAACCCTATACTGCAAAAGGTTCTAAATGATTTTAAGAAATCTCAAGAACAGCAGGGTGGTAACTAATGACCGAAGAACAGTTAAGATTCTATGAAGAAGTGGATAGGCGCAACGAGATGGGCATACCAATTACCACTAATCCCGATCTAAAAAAAGTGCGTGATGTAATAACTGCGCCAGCACTGAAAATGTCAGAAGATGAACTAATCCAAAATAAAGCGTTCCAAGATGAAGCGTTGGTGCTTTACACAAAAACTATGGAGGCGAAAGCGGCACGACCATCTTTCAAACATTCAATTACAGGCAGAAACGTCAAGCTGATAGAAGAAAAATACCTAACAGATCCAGCCGACATTGCGGAATGGGCAGTAAACGAAATCACTTGGTTTCGCAACAACGATATGAAGATGATTGCTTCTATCCCTATGCTGGCAAAAGCCGACCCAAACTTAGTTGTAGCTATGGCTAATGTTGATTATATGTATGAAGCAACAGAGCTTGATTGGGGGCAGTTTGGCAGAGGCGCATATCAAGCCATTCTTTCACCTACATCATTGTTAGGTTTTGGCTTGGTAGCTAAAGGCGCTGGAAAAATAGTGGGGGGAGGCGCAAGACTTTATCTGCGCGACCTAGCTCAAAGGGTTGTTGCAAAAAAAGGTGCGATGGCAGTTGCGGCTGGGATGGTTGAGGGCGGAATATGGGCTGGCACTTCTACTGCAACACAGCAAAACTTGTATTCAGAAGCCTCTAAGAGAGCGCCCAATGTTGGGGAGCAAGGGATTGATTGGGGTGAAGTAAAAACAGATGCGCTAACAGGTGTTGCTTTTGGAGGTACGTTAGGGCTGTTTCTAGCCAGCGCACCAGCCGCTTTAAAGCGAACAAGGGATTATGTGACAGAATTAAATGTTAGCAGAGGGCAAGGCACTTATGGCGGGAACTCTTTCACAGACTCGCAATGGGGAGCAGAAACTTATGCGGTCAATGGCGGAGTTGATTGGAGAACAATTAACGCCAAGATTAGTGCTAACAATACAGCGTTTGTAGACCAAGAGGCTGTAAGCGGCTCTGAATTGTCATACTATCTCGATTTAGATAAAGACTTTGGTGACAAAGTAAAGCCAACTTCTGAGTATATGACCGACCCTGACGTTATTGATTCGATTGAGCGTAAAGGGATTGATGTTGTTGCCTACCCAGAAAAGCTACCAGAACGAGCTGTATCGGATGAAGCAAGCGAAAAAGCGCGTATGATGGAAGTTGAAGATGATATGCAGAGTTTAAACGCAGATGGTGTTAGCACTAGCTATAGCACTTTTGGCACACCAAACATAGAGTATTAGAATGAGCAAAACCAGTGGCATTAAGAAAGCAATCAAAAGCGTTCTTGGAGGCGATGAAGCCCCCTCTAAAAGTCCGTACAAGAAAATCCTTGATGATGAAGGAAATGAAAAGCTGGTCGATGAAAACGGAAACGAGGTAGCTAATGAAGCGCAAGATTCTACAAGGGTTGAAGAAGTCGAATCAGAGCAGACTAATACTGCTAAAGCAGAAGAACCCGCCCAAGAGGCGCCAGTTGAAGAAGCCCCCAATGTTAGTGCTAACGAAAGGTCAGGCAAAAAAGCCAAGCTAAAAGACATATACAAGGAAAGCCAATCAGAAGATGATATGGTAAAAAACCTTGCTATGGTTGGTGATGCAAAAAGACCAGACGAAGAACTAAAGGCGGCATTAAATGTTTCGCATTTAGATCAAATAGTTGACCCTTCGCGCACCGCGCACCGCAACCATAACCTACAAAACTATAATTCATCGGAAGATATTATTAAGTCCATTGATGCTGAAACGGCAAGGGCTAAGGCGGCAGGGGAAGATCCAGATTTCTATAAAGTTAGCGAGGATGCACAAGAGCATCTTCTGTTAAGAACCTACCGAGCAAGACTGCTAGATATTAGAAAAAGGGAGATTGGGGCAAAGAGTAAAAGAACACAAAGTCATCAAACAACGGTGGCTAAAGGTAAAGCTGTTATTGGCATGGATAAGGCTGAATGGCTTGAGGCTCAAATTGCCGACCCAGAATCCCCAATGAATGTTCCCACCCATCCACTCAATATAAATGGCACATCGAAAGAAGCTATTGCATACCGCAAGAGAGCTGTTGAAGCGCGTAACGCTGTGTATTCACTAACAGACGTTTTAGGCATAGACAACAACAAGGTTGATGCTTTCATTACAAAGGCTAGAGGTGAATGGACAACCGAGCAAATGCGCGGAGCATTGAATCTTATAGCGCTGGGAACAAAAGACCTTTATGACGAGGCTGTAAGGCTAACGCAAAAAGGCGTAGACCCAGAGGATGTTGAGTGGTGGCGGTTCAATCAAATGCTATCCAAATACATGGCATTAGGTGCTTCTGTGGAAGATGGGATAAATGAATCTAGCCGACTGGTTAATTCATTGGGTATACCTATAGGCTCACACATGTATCAGCGCGACAAGATGATGCAACAACTTCGTGATTTGGGCGGAAAAGATGCGGCATCGGCAATAGCTAAAGCTCTGGTTGAGACTGGCGGGGATATGGCTGAAATGTACGGCATAGCCAAGAAAACTAAATCATCAAGCGTTTGGGATGCCCTTTATGAACACGCTGTTACTCAAGGTATTTTTACCGACCCAATGGTACACAACTACAACATCAAAGGCTCTGCGATACATACAATGACAGGTCTTGGTGCTAATGTGGGAGCTGGATTGCTTGGCACGATAAGAAAGCGTATTCAAAAAGATATAGACCCAAAAGACTTACAGCAATGGGGAGAAACACAGGCTTATGCTTATGGTATGCAGAGAGGGTTTGCGGAAACGTGGGAAGTTTTTAGGCGGGGTTTTTGGAGAGCGCTCGATAAAGGTCACATTGACAAAAACGGAAACTACACTAATGGCGTAGAGTTATCGCCTAGATTTGTTGATGCTACCCATCACTTCACAAGCGAGACTATGCTTGGCGCTGTAAACAAGGCTATAAGCAAAACAGGCTATCAGGTTGACCCAAGTGTAGGTGGTGGGAAATTTTTTAGTAAGGGTATTGATTGGTACGCAAAGTGGTTTGTTTTTACAGGGCGTGGCTTAATCACAGGCATAGATGCTGTTTTTCGTAACGTAAATCGACAAGCAGAGCGCAACAGATTGGTGTATCGAGAGCTTGCTATAAATCAAGGAATTGACCCATCTTCTACAGAGTTTGCTATGAAGGCAAAAGCAATCGTTGAAGGGAAGCATGAACTATCAAGAGAGATTTACAACAACTCGCTAGATTACGGTGTTCGGATGAATTTCCAGAACACTACTAATAGCCCTGTTATGACCTCAATCAGAGCGCTCAATCAAGTGCCTCTGGGTATGCGATACCTAACAATGTTTGCACAAACAGCAGAGAATATGTTTCTCGCTTCTGCTGAATTTATTCCGTATGTAGGAACAAAAACACCGCTAATGAAAAAAGATTTAGAAAGCGGTAGTCAGAGAGCAAAAGACATTGCTACGACTAAAATGGCTGTTGGGGGAATGTATTTGGCATATGAAGGAATCCCGCTTTTCTTTGGCAGTTACGAGGTTGATAAGGATGATAACATTATTCGCCGCCCAGCACTAACGACAGGCATTGGCTTGGATTTCGTCACCAGAAAAAACATGGAAACAATGGGGATGAAAGTTGGTGTGCTTAATGTCGAACAACACTATCCTGATGGGTACAAGGATGCTAACGGGAGCGAGACAGACAAAGATGGTAATGTATACGCTGGCCAAAGAACAGGCAAGTATTACCAGCTTGATCTAAAAAAAAGTGGCTCTGCACCAACCGCAGTAGCTATGCTCCAAGAAACAATGGTGGCTATACAAGCAGTTGGCGACCCTAATACACAGCGTTCCGCAATGAGGGCTGTTCTTGCTAGTGTTGGTGAGCTTTTTTCAAACTATGGGGCGGCATCTGCGTTTGCCGAAATAGGCAAAATGGCTCAAGGCACAGCCAGTATAGATGATGTTTATACTACGACTTGGACAGGCTGGTTTCCTATTGTTGGTAGTGGGTTGTTCAGACGCATAAGAACTGACATGGATGACGATCAACGCAGAGCGCAGAACCTTAAGACGTTTGGTGCTAACACAAGCCCGATGGATGGGTTTAGCCTTGCTATGGAAGAAGTCATGATTAAACTTAACAACAAAATTCCATCGTCAGTTGCAAAAGCATTTCAGTTAGACCACATAGGTTTGGCTGGCTCTGAGTCGTTAGACCCTGAAATAACAGCGCTTGGCTCATTGGAGTTATCAATGTCACCAGCTACAGCAACTCTATATCAAACTATATTTAAGAGTGACGAGGTGTCTTATGGTCTTGACTGGCAACATAAAGACGAACCGTTAATACTTAGTGCCGCGATTTTGGCTGGCGTTCCAATAGATAAAATAGAGCGTACATTCAACTACCAAATACAAAAAGGTGATTTTGCTGGAAAGACAATACCGCTTAACGTGGACTTGATTACGAAGAAAATGAAAGAGCGTTTTGTAGCTCAAGGCAATGAAAAAGCGGCTGATTTAATACCGACAACAAGAATGTATACCCTTCTAGCGCAATATTCAGGCGATATGTTGCGTAAAGACTTGGCTAAACTGGTGAAGTCAAGTGACTTCCAAGCCTTGCCTGTGCGTGGACTAGAAGAAGAAACACAAGCATCGAAGCTCCGAAAAGAAATGACAGACTCTAGGAAGAGGTCTAGGGAAAAATTTATAAAAGACCCGAAATTCATACCGTATGTAGCGGCTATGGAAGCAGAAGCGGCTGTTATAATGACTAGAGCCTTCCCTACCCTGACTGTGCCGAAGGGTATAGATATTAACACTCGGAAGGTGGATCGTGGCTCGGAAGAATTTAAGGCGATGGAGAGAAAGGAAGAAGTACGAAAAGCCGAACATGAAGAAGCAAAACAGAAACAATTAGGATTATAAAATGACTATTAGCACTAACGAAAATACACTCAATTCATACGTTGCTGATGGGGTAGAGGACACCTTTGAAATAAAATTCAAATGGTATGACGAAACTGATGTTGTTGTTTCAGTTGATGGTTCGGTTGTTGGTGCTGGCTATAGTATTGTTGTTGATAACGAGGCAGAGCCAGATAACACCAATGATGGAATTGTTGTTTCTTATGTCGTGTTTGATACCCCGCCAGCCAATACAGAGGTTGTCTTACTAACACAATCACTGGCATTAACACAAGAAACAGACTATCAAGCGTCTGGCAGATTCCCTTCGGAGTCTCACGAAAACGCGCTAGATAAAGCAACAATAATATCGCGGGAGATTGATGCCAGATTGTTAGCGCTAAGGGGAGAATACGATGCTTTGATCGCTGGAATAGTTGATGATCTAACCACAGGCGGTTCAACTGTTCCTTTGTCGGCACAGCAGGGTGTTGCGTTAAAGGCTTTGATTGATGCTGTAGAGGCTGTCAACGCAACACAAACATCCGACATAGATGCGGCTGAGGCAAGGCTTGATGTGAATGAGGCTGATATTGATGCGCTGGAGGCTTTGGTGGCCAGTAACATCTTGTCGCTAGACACCATGCAAAAGGTGGCTGATTTTGTTACGTTGGCTAGAGCCGACTTAGATGAACTGATCTTAAATGGAGGCGTTGGACTTGGAACAGTAACCAGCGTTGGCGTAAGTGGCTCAGATGGAATTGAGGTGGACTCTGGCTCACCAATAACAGGCGCAGACACAATAGCTCTAGGGTTGAATAAGATCGCAACTCTAGCTTTTTTAAATGTACAGGATGGCGCAAAAGACGACCAGACTGGTGCAGAGATTAAGGCCGCTTATGAGGCTGAGGCCGACACCAATGCTCTTACTGATGCCTTGCTTGCAAAACTTAACGCCGCTGTAAACTCTCCAACTGGATCGGTTCATGCCGTGGCCTATGATGCAAGCTCATCAACTCCATCAGGTTATCTTTATTGTGGTGGTGCGGCTGTTAGTCGAACTACTTACGCTGATCTGTTTGCGTTGCTTGGAACTACTCACGGTGCTGGTGATGGATCGACCACGTTCAATCTGCCTGATTATCGTGGCAGATTCTTGCGAGGGTTAGATGATGGTATTGGGTTAGATACAGGCAGAGCGATAGGCAGTTACCAGACCAGCGATAACAAGTCTCACTCTCATGCGGTGACTGTAAATTCTGACAGCCATTCGCATACAGCTTCATCAGCAAATGATACACACAACCACTCTATCACTGTAAACAATGATTCCCACTCGCATGATTTTCGGGCGCAACCAAACACCAATGCTGGTACATCGGGTGGCACATACATGGGCAACACGAGGCTTGGTTCTGGCGGTGGCAACGTAAGCTACACAGGAAGTGTCAGACCAGACACTCACAACCATACGGCATCATCAGCCAATGACACTCACAACCAC